CAATCTTTCCCAAAATGGAAGAGTATTGAGCCAATCTTCAAAGTTCCAATCTGGATCTTCTTCAGGAGGCTCTGGAGGTGCATCGTCTTCCTCAACATCAGAATAGACAACAGCACCAAAAGTACCTGCACTAACATCAGGATGTCCAACTGAAATACCTGGGAAAATTGGCCTTTGCCTTGTGATCCTTATCTCTTCTTCATATCCTCTTTTTTCAAGTGGCGGGCCTGCACGGATGCGCCCAGTCTGCACAATGTCTGTTTTTTGACCACCAACTTCTTTAGGTATTATTTGCCTTTTGGAAAGTTTATCCAAAGGCTTTTTTTCAACAACACCTATGATGATCGCATCTTCATCGGTCTGTTTTCCATCAACTATCTTCTTTCCTTTTCCTACAAACGTGACCCCTTTCCTTTGGAAAAGATCCGCTATATTTGGATCCATGTTATCCTCTAATTGCTTTTTCTATCCAATACAATGGGATGAGCGCATCATCCCCTCCTAATGGAAAATCACCCAGGACTCTAACTTTGAAAAAGGGGCTTTCTTCCCCATACTCTTCTTTCTTTTGTTCAATCCAATCTTTTGACACCCTGGGCGATAATCTGCAGTCAAAATGAATTGTCTTCCACAAGTGGGATTTTGAGTGGAAGGCCTCAAAGAAATACCCTTCAGTTCTTGTGGGATTTCCGATCATCACAATCTTGGCCTTATTTGCACCGGCTTCAGTTTGCGACCCTTCAATAGCCTCAAAGATTTCATCATCCACCCCACTAGCTTCATCAATTATGAACATCAAATGCCGGGCATGGTATCCCTGCATGTTCTCCTTTTGTGTTGATGATCTTCCAAACATGGCCCAATCATCGTTTTTTGAGCCATCTTCTTGGATCATGAACATTGTTGGATCACGAGGCAATAGATCAGCAAAGGATTTCAAAAGTTCTGATTTTGCCATGTTTGCACGGATTTCTTTCCACAATACTCTCTGCACCTGGTCCCATGTTGGCGCTGTTGTGATCACATCAGAATAAGGCCTTGTGAAGAAAAACCACAATCCAAGTTTAGCTGCTGACCACGATTTGCCGGGACCGTTTCCCGATCTAACTGCAATCCTGTTGTGAGTTGCAACTGCTTCAAACAGTTCTTTTTGCAGAGCATCCGGCTCCTCGCCAAAACAATCCACGCTAAACTTCACGGGATTATAATACCAACTTTCAAATAGGTCAGATAATTGTTCTTTCATGTAAAAGCACTCAAGCGCATTTGCGACTCGGAGTTTCTCAAATTCTGAATATCTTCAATTATCCCCAAGGCTTTCAATTGCTTCCTGGGGGCCGTGATTCTTGCAACTGCAGTCTTTGCATATTCTTCCATCAATTCGCATCCAAGCCATCTTCTTTCCATGAGTTCGGCTGCTATTGCTGCAGTCCCACTTCCCAAAAATGGATCAATAATTATGTCACCTTTTCGGCTGCCTAAAGTAATGAGATATGAGAATAATTTCAGAGGCTTCACTGTTGGATGGATGTTCTTCCTGGCCTTGCCTGCACGATCTATCGGTGAATCGGCTTTGGAGTTTTCTTTCCATTTGCCATCTTCAAGATCATCGCATCCAACTTCTTTTTCTGATTTCACTGGCTTTGGCACAAATAAAAATGGGAAAGTTGCCTGAAGATCTATTGGCAGCTTATCCACATGCATGCGATCCCATGCATCAAGATCATACGAAATACCATCCTCACAAAGTACTTCATCAGAAGCTATCAAGTTAGACATGAAGCGTGAGCCTTCTTCAGTAGGGATATGACAATCACCCATCCAAGTGACTCCTTTGCCATTATCCAAAGTTTGGGCAAAATATGTTTCTTTTACAATTGGCTTCATCGCCACGATGATAACTTCAACTGCAGGCCTTGGTGCAAAGCCAACATAAGCGCCGGAAAATCTCTTTGCCTCCTCTGACACCGGCTCAGTAAACTCAACTTCCTGGCGACCATCAATGTAATGTTTTCCCCAACATAAGGCAGATTTTTGCTTCCCAGGTATTTCAATTGGCTTTCTCTCATAGCCTAATTTTTTATCAATCTCTTTTGACACGTCCCTTGCCTTGGGAAATCCTGAATTATAGGCCCAAAAAATAGGAGTATACCTTATTTGAAATCCTGCAGCTGCAACGTTATTGATCATTTTTGAGAATACATCTTGCCGAGGCGCCGACATAATAAAAGCAAATGCACCGGGCTTCAACACCCTCAAAAGCTCTTGCCAGATCTTGACACTTGGTACATCAATATCCCATTTCTTGCCCATGAAAGAATAGCCATATGGAGGGTCAGTTACGCAAAGATCCACAGATCCCTCATCTATTGAAGGCATGGACTCCTCGCAATACCCTTGATAAATTGCACCATTGTCATTGCTGTAATAAGGCTTTATTCGTGTCATATACTACATAAATAACGAAAATAAGTTTATTTAAATACTTTCTCCATTAATACTTTCCATTTTAGCATGGACTTGTTGTATTATTTGGGCCAAATTAATTGTGACCTTTTCCTGGTCTTGAGACTTTGGAGTCAGTTTGTATTCTGCAAGCCATTTTCTGATATTATCGCTTGTAGGATTCAAATCAATATCTTCACCTAATTGTAGCTTTGGAATCAAGAAACATTTTTGATAGACTATTGCAATTGCAATCTGGTCAGCCCCAATTTCATCAATTTTAAAATTAGAAAGTAAAAATTGCATTATTGCTTTATACATGTCAAGTTCGTTTGCTTCAAAAACATCTTTACTCAATTTTGAGTATTTCCCACTTTTCAGTTTTGATGTCATAAGCGCCCTCCTAGAAGTAATTCTTCCTTCTTCTGATTTTGGGCCAGTGCTGCATCCTCCGTGAAATTTACAACGGCCATACCCTTTGTGTTTTGTACCGTATCCAGGGGTATTGTGGCATAGTGAAGGATCTGTTGTTCTTTGCCCTCCGCAGATATCAAAAAGCCATGAAAATTGCCAACGCAAGATTTCATAATCATAATTATCCATGATAGTCGCTGTGCCGGGTTGCAACTGGTGTAACATCATACAACAAACCCCCAACACAAATTGTTGCAGTTAAAGAAGTATAATCCATAATAAATTGCTTTGAACAATCTTTTGCCGTTAGGATCAATCTTTCTTTTTGATCTTCGCTAATAGTATAATTTGCGTAGTCTATATCAAGCATGAGATTTTTAATATCTATTACACTCATCTGAAAAGACTTTGTCCTTTTTGGAGGATCTGAAATAAGATTAATGATAGAGTTTAGATAGTATTTTGTGATTGTATCACTTTGAATTGGTGCCTCAATTTCTTCCTTTTTCTTGAATAGATTTTTAACATTCAACATGGATCTTTCTCTCTTCCGGTAGAATTTTGAAAGTAGCTATACCATTCTTTACACTGCCAAGGCCTAACTTTTCGGCATAGCTAATTACTCCCTCTGCTTTATTCAGGAAGCTTCCAGTAAGCATCCAACCGACTGTTTTTTGCTGCACTTCAAGTTTTCCTTTCGTGGGAATTGTTTCTTTAACAATCCTTCCAACTTGGATATCATGAACATGTCCCATCAATACAAGATCCGCATCGTCAAGCGCATTGATAATGTGCTGGATCTTCCACTGTTTTGTCGCCGGATACCTCGCACCACCATACCCGTGAGAGGAAAACATCTTGAATACTTCAGAGTGAGAAGGCCTTTTGAAAATGATTCGGGTCCATGCAGAATACCCAAGGTATTTTAGGCCATAATCCCGACATAGATCATACGTTATGTTTCGGCTATAATTCAATCTGATCGTTTCTTCATGATTACCAGTATGGACCCCTATTATCCTTGATGGATCCATTTTCTCAATATATTCACAAAGTATCGCATACTGGTCAGAAATAACGTTGTCAATAGAAACTCTTGGATCAAGTGTTTTTGGATCAAATCGTTTATCATTTGGATTGATTGCATCCACAAGATCGCCCATCAAGATAACTTTGGCATCCTTTTCTTTTATGAATTTGACAGAACTATCCATGGCTTTATAATTAGTTCCAATGACGCCGATATGAGAATCTCCCCAGGGGCAAATATATTTGAATTCGCCTTGTTCGTAGGGAATCACAATTTCATGAAGTTCCAACGCTGCACCTCGGACTATCCCTTTCATCCTTCAATTCACTACCGCACCTGGGACAATCGTCCTCACAGCATTTGACAGTGTACCCACATTTTTCACAATATTTCATTTCCCTTTTCCTCCGATAATTCGCATATAAAAAATCCAATTCGAATTCCCAAATTTATCGCCAAAATGATTAACAGGATAAATATGAGAAATCCATTCATAGTTTCTCAGCGCTCACCTTCTTGTGGATTCTTTTCAAGAGAACTGCAAC